CTGACTTTGACACCAAATGGCAATTGATGGAGGCATTAGATGTTGCAGAACGCAAACGCAAATACATGTACAACCACAAAAACTTTGAACTCAAACGTGCCATGCAATTGTTTGACCTCTGCCGAGATTTAACTACAAATAAGTAAGGACACACATGAGTACCACATTCAAAATTAAACTGCTAAATCCCCGCAGTTCCGACACCAACATTCTAGGCATGGAGCCAACTTGGCAGGTCCAGCCCACAGAGTATCGTGCCAGCCGACTGAGCAAGGCGTTCTCTTGGTACAACTATTTCTACGGCAAAAAAGACGCCCGGGATATGATTGTAAACTACTTAGAAGTACATGACCGCCGGGCAGATGTTCGACTGCTCAAGGGCATTCCGGATTCAGCAATTAGACTGACCACAGGTTGGCTGTGCCGCATGAGCATGGTGGGCTTGGAATTGCATGACACAGAACAGCTCAAATTGCAAAACCAATTGCGAGAAATATTAGACAGCAAGCAAAACGAAGTCACAGAAGTGTCAGAAGAGCCTGCTGTGGCCAAACCCAACATCCAGGACAGACTGCGCGAAAAGGCGTCAGAGTGCAATGGCGAACTGGACGGCATGTTTGATGAATTCATGTTGAGCGGGGCCAAACTGACAGCAGACTTTAAACCCGTTACAATCATGCGTGGACTCAATGTAGCACCGCAAATGATCAGCCAAATTTTGGACAACTGGAAGCGCAAACTATCAGAGTTTGATGCAGTGGTTGAGGGCAAGGATGCACAATTGGTTGAAGCATACGGCCATCTTAGTAAAATTCAACTTCGCAATATTGTGAAGTTTTGCGAAGCAGTTATAAATGACTGTGGTGCTTATGTGCAGATTAAGAAAGTGGAACGCAAGCCACGTAAAGTGAAAGCAGTGCCACCAGAAAAGCGAGCAGCCAAGTTCAAGATTCTAGCAGAGTTTGCAGAGCTCAAGCTCAAGAGCCAGCCAGCCGCAAGCCTTGTGGACAAATCTGAAGCTTGGTTGTATGACAGCAAAAAACGCAAGCTCATCCACCTTGTGGCAGACAGCCATACACAGTCTTTCACAGTTAAAAACAACTCCGTCATTGGGTTCTCAACTGTGGAAACAGTACAAAAGACTCTGCGCAAGCCAGCAGAACAGTTGAAGGGTATTGTGGGTGCAGGCAAGCCCGCCGCCCGTAAAGCATTCAAGGATATCAAAGCCACAGAAACTGCATGGAATGCCCGTGGCACAGAGAACTTGATCATACTCAAGAGCTGGTAAATATAGGGACCAGGAGTCCCTATGGCAGAAACTGCATTAGATTTAATCGCTTTAAAAAATTCGTTGTTTGAGTATGTGAGCCTAACTTTAGGCAGTCAAATTGTTGACCTTGAGTTAGACCCATCTCACTACGAAGCCGCGTACACAAGAACAATTGGCACTTACCGCCAACGAGCCAACAATGCCTATGAAGAAAGCTATAGCTTCATGAAGTTGGTGGATAACATGAACATCTACACACTGCCACAAGAAGTTCAAAGTGTGCGGCAAGTGTTTCGCAGAACATTTGGTGCAGGTGTTAGTGGTCAAGGCTCAAACTTTGATCCGTTCAGTCAAGCACAAATGAATGTGTACCTGATCAATTTCAACCAATCAGGTGGCTTGGCCACATATGACTTTTACACACAATATGTGGAATTGGCTGCTAGGATGTTTGGTGGTTACTATGTTTACACCTGGAACCCTGTCACAAAGAAACTGCAATTGATGCGCAACCCAGTTGGTGGTGGAGAGACAGTGTTGCTATGGACATACAATTTGAAACCCGAAGCTAATCTTTTGAGTGACTACCAAATCAATCAATGGATCCGTGACTACATGGTAGCTGCCTGTAAAATGATCATCGGTGAAGCACGTGAGAAGTTTGGCACTATCGCCGGACCACAAGGCGGCGGCACTCTGAATGGCGCCGCACTGAAAGCCGAAGCCAAAGCTGAAATTGATTCGTTAATTTTGCAATTGGTGAACTATGTTGACGGTTCACAACCCCTGACCTGGGTTATTGGTTAATACGGCATAGACAACCAGTCATAAATCTGTTATAATCATCAAATGGACCTGATGATTGATCTTGAGGGCTTGGGAACAGGCCCCGACACTACTATTCTTACTATCGCCGCACAGGCATTTGATCCGTTTGGTGCAGGCCACTACGAGCAATCATACTATGCCAGAGTCACCTTGGAAAGCCAAGAAACTCGTAGTATACAGCAAGGCACCATAGAGTGGTGGGCCACACAACCTGCTGTGGTGCGTGACGAAGCATTTGCCGAAGAAAACCGCATTCCACTAGATCAAGCACTAGATGGCTTGGGCAAGTTAATCTGGCATGCCAAGCGTGTGTGGGCACAAGGTCCAACATACGACATGAACATCTTGGAGCATGCCTACAAGAGCTATAACAAACCTTTGCCCTGGCAGTACTACATGGTGCGGGACAGCCGCACAGTGTTCTCGTTATGGCCCGAACAACCCATGCCTCCTACTACGCACCATGCATTAGAAGACTGCCGCAGACAAATTCACATGCTACAAAATACACTTAAATACCTCAACGTTCGGGAGTTAAAATGATCATTGGCATCTGTGGATTCATTGGGTCTGGTAAAGACACTATTGCTGACTATCTGGTAAATTTGCACCACTTTCGCAGAGAAAGTTTTGCAAGCACACTAAAAGATGCTGTGGCACAAGTGTTTGGATGGGATAGAACCATGCTGGAAGGGCGCACAAAACAAGCTAGAGAATGGCGCGAGCGTGTGGATCCATGGTGGGCAGAACGACTGGGCATGCCCACACTAACACCGCGTTGGATCCTGCAATACTGGGGTACAGAAGTATGTAGGGCAGGATTCCACGATGATATCTGGATTGCCAGCTTGGAAAACAAACTGCGTCACAGTCAAGATGATGTGGTAATTTCAGACTGTAGATTCCCCAACGAAATTCTAGCCATCAAGAACGCTGGCGGACGTGTGGTGCGTGTGGTTCGTGGCAATGAGCCTGTGTGGTACAATTCAGCTGTGAGTGTTAATCGTGGCGCCAACGGCAATTCAACCTGGGCACTAAGTCAACGTAAACTGGAAAAGCTAGGTATTCATGCATCAGAAACTGCATGGGTAGGAACTGATTTTGACGCTGTGCTAGACAATAATGGCACTCTTGACGACTTATACCAACAAGTCAAAACACTAGCAAACACCTAACGATCAACTTGTAGATCGCCTTGTGCCCATGGCAAGTCCATGCGTTTGACTTCCTCAACACAATTCAAACAAATTGTTCTGAGATTAGTAAGTGCAGTGTTTTTCATATTGCCGTCCACATGGTACACCAGCAGTTGACTTGCATACCTTGATTTAAAGCCACATCGATCGCATGTGGCTTTTTTCTTGTACCCCGCACGTTTCCACAATGCTTCTGGTGTGGGTATTTTCTTTTTGCGTCTAATACAATGGTCACACAGCTTTCTATACTGTGTTTTGTTTTCAGTATGGTATGCAATTGCTCTAAATCTTTGGTTGCAACTCATGCACATTGGTCTAATCATACTGATATTTATAAGCAAACCTACTAAGTAGGGCTCAGCAACCACCGGTGTTTTGGGCTTCTACGATAAATATCTTTAGTTTTAAAAGGAGCCACCATGGCACTAGTTTCACCAGGCGTACAAGTCTCTATCATAGATGAAAGCAATTACATTTCATCAGCCACTAATTCAGTACCGTATTTTTTAATTGCCACAGCGCAAAATAAAGCTTCGGGTTCTGGAGTTGGTGTAGCCGCGGGCACTACCGCAGCCAATGCTAATAAAGCATATTTAATCACCAGTCAGCGTGATTTAACTGCTACATTTGGCAATCCGTTCTTCTACAAGACCACCACTGGTACTCCAATCAATGGATACGAGCTTAACGAATATGGCCTGCTTGCTGCTTACTCAGCACTGGGCATTACCAATCGTGCGTATGTACAACGTTGTGATATTGATCTAACTGAACTCACAGCTTCATTAGTGCGTCCTACTGGTGAACCAAACAATGGTGCATATTGGCTGGATACTGCCAACACATTGTGGGGAATTTTTGAATGGAACTCCACTACCGCTGCATTTACCAATCAAGTGCCTGGCGTGATCACTGACACTACAGACCTAACAGGTGATGTGCCATCAACCAGCTATGGCAGCATTGGCGATTATGCTGTGGTTGCAACCAACACCGCCAATCCTATCTACTATAAAAATGGTGCAGCAACTAGTGCTCAAACTAGTGCTAGTGCATTGTACAATTTGTACAACACTTGGGTACCAGTTGGCGGCAATGATTGGAAACTGAGTTGGCCTACTATAATTGGTCAAAATGCAGTGGTGTCTGATTTGACTGCCAGTGACACCATTGTGATCAACGGCGACACAGTAACTGTGCCTGTATCACCAAATAATGACATTGCTGGATTGAGCGCTGCCATTAACTCAGCAGCTATCACTGGCGTGTATTCAGCAGTGATTGATAACAAACTGCAATTGTTCGCAGATGCTACTGCTACTGCTGACGGTTCAACTGCAAATGACGGTCTTATTGTGATTTCTAGTGCTGGCAGTACCGCAGGCCTGTTGACCACATTGGGATTGACAGCTGACGAAACATACTATGCGCCTACATTACAACAAAGTCCCAACTACACAGTACCACGTTGGAGAACCACTGACACTCAGCCACGTCCAACTGGATCAGTTTGGAACAAGATAACTGCTTCCAACCTTGGTACATCAATGGTAGTGAAGAAATATTCAGCTCCTTTGGGTGCATTTGTTCAACAAACAGCACTGGTCTATGCAAATGACTGGTCGGCAAATGCTGCATTTGATGCATCAGGTGGCGGTAAAAATATTCCAGCTGGAACAACTTATACTCAATATAACGTGACTCCAGAAGATAGTGGTGACACACAATATCCCTACAACAACACTTATACCTTGCAGGTATTTGAACGCTTGACTCTTGGTGCAACTGTTGTGACAGGTGATAATGATGCTCCAGTATTTGTAAACGGTAACACATTCACCATTCAAACATCCACTGCTAACAGCACCACATTGACTTCTCCAGTCACAGTTACATTAGGTGGCACTACTGTTGCTGCTTTCATACAGGC